TGGTTTAGTATAAATTTGAATTGTTTTACTGCATAATCAAAAGCACTGTTTCCGTCAAGTTTACTTTCCCCTGTAAGTATCTTTTGAGTTAATTCATCAGCAATATTGTTATCAAGAAAATCGCGATTCGGATAATTGTCACTCTTTTGAGCAACCTCAACAAAACTATTCGCGTATCGTCTGACAAAATCCTTATTATACCCTTGCGGATTGTTTTCTGCGACAACATCAGCTTTGCTTACGCTGTCTTGAACTTCTTTCGGTAACTTATCTGTTTTTTGAACTTCAACATCATTTGTCTTGACGCTTATAGGCGTTTGTTCTTGAACGGTTTGTATCGGTTCTACTTCTGATGTTTTTGGTACATTTTGTATCGGATTTGTGTTTTGTGGTGTTGGATTTGTATTATTTATGTTTGTAGGCTCTTTTGTGATATTGTCCACATTCCCTACATTTGATGTTTTCGATATTTTTTCTACATCATAAGGAATTGAATCAGCTCTGTCGTAAAATTCTTTTGCTCTGCTTTTGATAGTCCTTAAGTCCTCTTGCATACTTCTTACACGAGCGTCCTCACCAACAAAACGAGCTTTTTCTAATACAGTATCTTTAACTGGTGCATTTCCTTTGCCGGTTAAGTATTCTGTAACAGTATCTGACGGAGCATTATTTTTTAGTTTAAAACCTTCTCCGTCAAGATACTTAATCATTGAATCGGAGTAATCCATAACATTTTTAGCAAATTGTTTAACACTTTCTACGTCGTTTGTACTTGCTGAATTCATCATACCTTCGTAATCTTTCATCATCTTATCGTTTACAACGTCTAAAGCCTCTTTACTTGATTGCTTGATTTTACCCATATTTATAGCTGATGTAATTGTTGCAAAAGCAAAGGTCACAGCCATATTCTTAGCAACGTCTTTAGCTGTAGGTCTTTCTTCTTTAGGGTGCAAAAAATATGTAGCAGCACTGTCTGCACCGGCAAATGACGCGCCCGCAACCCCATTTCTTATCATTTCAGGTATAAATTTATGTTGCAATTTCGTTTTAAACAAGATATTTTCGGCAAAATCTTCAACAGTGGAACTTGTCGCACCGCCTACGGCTCCTCCTACAACGCCTATAGCGGTTTCTTTTGCTATATCTTTTGCTTTTTTTCCGTCAGTGGTTGCTTCTGTTCCTTGTTGTAGTCCAAAAACAATGCCGTTTTTTATTGCACCTTGAACCCAAGTAGGTGTTTTCGCCAACCACTTTACACCTTTCAAAGCACCTCCAACAGCTTCACCTAATCCTATTAGTGAAACTGTAGAACCTGCTAACTCTCCGACGGTACTTGCTATTGGGTGTTCTTCTGATGATTTTGCATTTGCTTGTTTTTCACTTACGTAATCGTTGACATTAAGTCCTGTTTCTTTATATTTTTTTTGTGACTTTAAATTATCAATCGCACTTCTTCCACCCAAAGTCGCACCGTCCATTAAACTTGTTATAAATGTATCCGGTACATTCCCACCTTCTTTTGCTATGTTTTTTCTTTGATTGTTTAATGCAAGTTGCTCTAATGTTTCTTTATCTTTTTTTACTTCTTTGCTAATGCCTTTTTCATTAGGAAGCCAATCATATCCTGCTTCTAAAGGGTCGTTATGTGGAATACGGTTAAAATTATGTTCTTCTGCCCATTTTGAAAAATCATCATAAGAAAAATTATTCGGGTCAATACCATATTTATCATACATAGCATTAAGTTTATCTTCTTTTTCTTTTTGGTGTTTTTGTTTTGCCTCTTGGTATTTCGGCATTGTTTCAAAAGTAGATTTACTTGTTTCTTCGAAAAGATTATTGCCCTTTTCTTTATGCCGTGTTTTGCTTTTTTGTTCAGAGGGTACACTTTTTGGTGTGTACCCTCTTTTAACTAAAATATCCTGCAATGATTTCAAATTACTTTTTAAATCGGTATTTTCTCTTGCTGTTGATGCAGATCTATTATATCCTCTTTGTGACATAATATTTTGTAATGATTTTAATTTCTCTTGCATATTACTCATATTTTAAGCTCCTCTTTGGTTGTAATTATTTTATTAAAGAACCTGCATTATAAATATCATCATCGGTTAGACCCACTGAATGGAGTAAATCTATACGTTGTTCATCTGTAAGACCGTCCGTATTAGCTGTATTCATCGTCAAAACTTTCTTATAATTGTCCGGAATTGCAGGATTGATTTTGTATGTACCATCAGCATTGACTATAAACATATCTTTTTTTCCCATTTCTTGTGCTGCGTTGTTGTTTCTCTGTATCCAACTGTTAAAGAATTCTTTTGTTATTCCATCCACTTGACTACCGTTTTTTGACGATTTAGAAGAATTAGACGAAGAGGCTGTATTTCCACCTAACGCACCATCCGTCTGTTTGTATGCATTTACAGTGTTATTTATTTCTGACGTTTTTTCAGCTATCGTATTCTTCGATGCATTGTTTGCAACAGCCATTTCATTCTTGGCACTTGCGTCATTAACACGAATTGTATTATCGGCTTGATTATTGTTAATACGGATTGTATTGTCAGCCTCAATGCCTGGCATTCTTTCTTCGTGGTCGTAACCCATTTGTGCAATATCCTTGCTGTTTTTAAGTTCTGCGTCAAACTGTCTTGCGTCCTCTGTTTGCGTATTCGGAACACCGTAATCACCGTCATCATATTGACCGTATTTACTGTAGTTGTTCCAAATTTTTACGCCCCTTGCAACTCTCGCCGCCTGTGCTGTCTGCGTATCACCTCTTGCGATAGCTTGTTCGATTACCTTTTTATAGTCAATATCTTCTATCGGATTGCCGTTATCATCAAAGAATGGATTTGAAGAATATTGCATACCCTTAGGAATTTGACCTGTAACTTGTGCTGTTGTTGCGTCACGTGATACTTTACCGTTAAGTACAGTTTCATTTCTTTGTACTTCGTTATTCTTTGCTGTTTCGTCTCTGTTGAACGCATTGTCGATTTGAACACCCATATCGGATAGGATTTTTCGTGCCTGTTCAATTTTTTGCGTTGAATTATAAGCGTTTTGCACCTTTGCATTATACGCGTCTAATACATTCTGTTGCGCCTGTGAGTATAGCGCCGCTTGCTGTCGCATTGCGTTTGCGGCGCTGTAACTGTCAACATTACCGCCGTTTGAAGCTGTACCTAAAGCAAGCTGATTATTTCTTCCCTGTATAGCTGATAGATTATATTTACCAAGTATCGCTTTTGCCTCATCGGTAGAAAAAGGATTAGCTTTAACCAAGTTCATATAGTCGTTATAATCTTGTGTATTTGTTTTCATCAAGTCGTTATAATGGTCGAATAGATTACTTTGCTGTTGACCTACAAGGCTTGATGTGGTTTGACTTTTGCCTGTGTCTTGAACATAGTTTTTAAAAGCATTATCAAGCGTACTGTTATCCCAATAAGATACCCCATTTGAGCCTATTGCCGACGGCTTGCCTATGTTTTTACCGCCTAAGCTAACCTCACCTGTCGTATCGTTATATTGAAGTGCATTGTCTATATCGCTTTGACTTAAACCGTACTTTGAGCCTAAGCCGTAAAAATACGGTCTAATTGCACTTTTACCGCTCTGTGCAAAGTAGTCATTAACATACTTCTTTGACGCGTCATATCCGCTGTTATAAAGCGTGTCGGCAAGCTTTGTGTCACCATTTTCACGCATTTGTCCGTAATAGTTTTGTGCCTCGTTTGCTATTTGTGCCGTTTTCTTTGTATCGCCCTCTGCATTTGCATTAAGCCAATTACCTTTTAGCCGTAATATTGTATTTACGGCGTCTTGCGTATTATATGCCATTCGTTTTACCTCCCTTATGCTATTCTTCTTGCACCGACATAGTCGCTACGTCCTGATAAATTGCTGATTTTAACGACATCACCTGTCTTTGGTGCTTGTATGTACTGTCCGTTACCTATATAAATTCCGACGTGTCCCGGAGCTGACGTACTACCGCCCGAACCTCTGAAAAATACAAGGTCGCCCTCTTGCAAGTTATTCTTGCTTACAGCTTGCCCTACATTTATTTGGTCGTATGTTGTTCGTGGTATATCAATACCGCTTGCTTTCGCCGCGAGTTGTACAAGACCGCTACAATCAACACCGCTTGACGAAGTACCGCCGTATACATACGGTGTTCCCAAATACTGCTTTGCCGCCGCAACAATCTGCCGTCCTTTGGAAGAACCGCCTGACGAAGTGTTTGAATTGTTCGCATAGCTCAATCTGTTTAGATAACTTCTTGATGAATTACTTGATGAATTACCTGTATTTGAACCGCTTACACCCTTAGCTGTGTTGTATAGTTTTCCCATAATAGAACTTACCTGTGTCGCCCAACTGCTATCTATTGCTCCGCCGTCTGTGTATGCATACCCCATTCCTTTCGGATTGTTACCTGTACCTGCTGAATTAATTGACTTTGCACCATACCCATTGTAGTATGTTTTCATAAATTCAGTCGCAAATTGAGTAGCACCTTGTGACATCTGACCGTATCTATGGGCGTTGCCCTCAGGATTAACATTTGTAGCACCGTAACCCCAAATATTATTGGTTTTCTTGGCTATGTTTGAAGTACCCCAACCGCTTTCCAAAGCTCCGATACCGAGTATTGCCAAAGCGCTCATACCTGTTGTTTTTTGAGCATTGTATATACCCTCTGCGTCACTTGTTGATATGACTGAACTGCGATTAAAGTGCTTTTTAATGATTTCAGCTATTTGTGCTGTTGATAGTTTCGGAAGTTGTGTTGCTACATCAAGACTTCCAAGCGACGAACTGTCAAGATTTCCGTTAAAACCAACATTATCATCACCGTTTGAATTAATAGTACCACTGCTAAGAGCGGTACTATTTTCATTTTGAGTAGAATTTGATGAATTTGACATTGTGTTTGTTGGTTGAATACCTGTTGCTTGTGTTATCCATTCTCTAACCTTATCGCTTGTCGCACTGCTGTTTACAATCGGCTTATAATCAGCCATTTTATTTATAACCTGTCCGTCTCTTTTGCTGATGAACGGGTTAAAGGAATTTATGTTCGGTGCCGTTGCTGTATTTTGCTTTCCGTACAATGTATCAATTTTGTTTTTTAATTGATTACTCTGTTGTTGTGAATCGAAATTAAAAAGGCTGTTTACCTTATTTCTTATTGTATCTGCCAAACCCATAGTCATTTACTCCTTATCAAATCTTGATTTTCATAAGTCCTGCAACAAATTTAACTGCACGATATACAACAACACATACCCACAATTTTGTATTGTTTAGATTAAGGTGCGCGTCGTCTGCGCCTGATACAATACCGTTATCCAAACACCACTGAACAGGCTTATGCGCCCATTCGGGCATATTACTGTCAATGCAATCGTAAATCATTTCTGATTTATCTGCCTTTTTCTTGTCCAACTCATTAATTTTGCTAAGTAGTTCCTCATATTGTGTCATATTTAATTCCTCCTTGTTTGTTTTATCCTTTGTCACTTGTCCTGTAATTCCTTTAAAAATCGCTTTTGCAAACTCTGTCGCACCGATTTTCTTGTATTTATTTGCGTCCTCTGTATCTACAAAACACACTTCAACAAGCATAGCTTTCGCGTCACTGTGATGTACCACATACAGCTTAGAGCCGTCTTTAATACCTCTGTTTTTAAAACCCAATTCACTTATCGCCTTGCAAGTATTTGCTGCCTCATCAAACTTTTTGCCGCCGTAAGTCCACACCTCTGTACCTTGCCCACCGCCACTGTTAAAGTGAATTGATACAAACAAGTCAAGTGACTGTGAATTTGCCATATCAACTATCTGTCTTAGATTTGAACTTACTGTCGGCGCATAATCATTTGTGCAGTCGTGCACTGTATGCCCTGCCTTTTTTAGTAAATCTTCAAGTGCATAGCCGACTTTCCGTGCCTCTACGCTCTCATCTATGTAACCGACTGCACCGCAACCGACAGTGCCGCTTACAGTGTGTCCGCAGTTAATTCCAATTCTCATATTTCCTACACCTCTTTCAATTCAATATCTTCCATTACTGCTCGCGCCTCTAAAATTGCCAAATAGTCAGCCATTGCGTTTAGTTGCATGTTATATGTACTGCGTGGACACGTCGGGGAAAATTTTAGTTTTCCCCTGTCCCATTCCTCCAACATTTTCTTTAACCCTTTGAACCGATTCGCCAACTGATAATATTCTGCCTTGAAACGTTCCTTGTAGTCCGCACTGTTCATCAGTGCAACAGTATCTTGTAAATTCATAGTTATTCCCCTTTCTTCCCCTCAAGTTCTGATGTCATAGTGTTTAGCCATTTTTCAATTCCACTTCGCAATTTGCTCGGTATCGGCAGACCACACAAGCACATATTTTTCAGTATCGAAATGCTTTCATACATTATGTACAGCAAGCAGAAAAACTCACATATGCCCACTTGCGTAATGCCTATATATTTAAGCACTTCTTCCGGCACAAATGGTAGCATATTAAAGCCTATCAGCTTGTCCAAAATAGCCAAACCCACAACCGATACAATCATTGCAAATTTTCGTATTGCACCGTCAATGCCGAAACAGCTATTAAACTTTTTCTCTTTGATTGCCCTTAGTAACCCTAAAACCGTATCTAACATAACTGCAACAAATACAGTTTTTATGAATAGGTTACACGCCAATGTAACCCAAAATATATTGATTGTTTCCCAAATGTTCATTTATTTATCCTCCTCGCGTATTACTACTTCTTCTCCACCTTGTTTGAATGTGAATAGCAGTTTAACCTCTCCGCTTTCATATTCTCCCACATCTATTATTTTTAAGGCTTTAGTAACTCTACAAACTCCACAATATCCTTTTTGTATACTTCCGTTGAAAACAAAAACAGAACCTAAATCATCATTATAGCGAATTTGTTCTATTGCTTCTGTATCCGGGTCTGCAACCACATTTTTTATGATAAACAAGTCACCTACTTTAGCTACTGTGTTTATCTTCGCCCCTATATTTTCTGCAGGATAACATTCCAAAATCGGTATGTTTATTGCTCCTATTTTTATTAGATTTTTTATGGTTTGGTCAAAATTCCATTCAGATTCGGAATATTCACCGCTATTTATCCAATCATAAACATCTCCTGCAAGTTTGCTTCTTGTAATAGCCTCATCTGCAATATGCACGGTTTTCACTGAATTACTTCCAAGTGTTCCTGTTTCACCTTTTTCGCCCTTGTCGCCTTTTTCACCCTTTGCACCTGTATCACCTTTCAAGCCTTGCGGACCTTGTTCTCCTGTGTCGCCCTTAACACCTTGTATGCCTTGTGGTCCTCTTATCGTACCTTTGTATTGCCACTTTACGTCTTCACCGCTACCTGCTGTAGTAGACTGATAGATATAGCCATAATCGGTATTAAGGTACATATCACCCACTTTAACAAGAGGACAATCTGCATATGTATAGTTGATGTTTTTAGACGTACCGCTTAAAGCTGTGCCTGTATACCACAAGCTACCGTTCATATTTACATTTCCTTTGCCTGTGCCGATAAAAAACTCGTTTGTATCACTTGTGTATGCCGGCTCAGCGAACGACAATGTTGGTAGTAACTTTCTCAGTCCACGTCTAAATTGAATTTTATTAGCCATTTTTTAACCCTCCATAATTTCTTTTTTCTCATTCTCTGTGATAAATCTGGCATTTACAAATGTGTTTAAATCCTTTTCTTTGTAAATGCCCTTTTTGTAATACATTTTAATTAGTCGTTTGTTCATTTGTAATTGCTACCTCCATTTCCGCAATTTTTAATAACAGCATTGCGTTGATTTCGTCCTGTGACATTGTTTCGTCACCGTTCATAACGGACTGAACATATTGTTTCATATCCGACATACTGTCAAATGTTTTTGACTGTATCTGTGACAGCTGTTCTGCCGTAGGCTGTTCAAATGTGATGTCTGTATGCTTAATTTTTGCAATTTCTGTGTCCATATCGAAATCACCGTCAGTTTCGGCGAATTTATCATTGACAATCCTACGTTTTATACGTAATATATCCCTATCGGCGTGTATTCCGTACACAGTGCCGTCAATTTCGACACCGTGTTCGTAGAATTGTGCCTGCCCGTTTTTACTATAAAATTTGTACATAATAGCCTCCTTAACTCCACGATGTTATATTTCCTTCTGCAATACAAGTATCTGCAATTCTACCAAAAGATTTAGCACTTGTTACATTATTTTTGATTACTGTGTTACCATCGACATCTAAAAGATTAAACTCGTTATTGTCGGCTAATGATGATGAAGTAGAGAACGTGTTATTTAAGATTAATGTCTTACCAGTTGCACCTATCAATGAACAACTTCCTGTCGCAGGTATAGATGTGATAGACATATAATTATCTGATATAATAGAAGAATTACTACAATCAATGAATTGAACATATTCCCCAGTAATTCTTATTGAAGTAAATTGATTCCCAATTAGTCTACCCGAATTTGTCAAGAATGACGTATCTTCATTTTGGTATATTGACGAGAAGATATTGCCTATAATTTCGCCACCACAGCTAATACTACAATCTTCCATAGATCTGAAAATATTTCCCATAATACTTCCACCTAACGATATTAAACAATTATCGCAAGTTTCAATATAATTACATTGAAAGAAAATATTTGTCGCCGAAAGCATAAACCCTAAAAGTGGTTTGTTTTGTGTAAAATTTAAAAATTCATTCCCTATTATTTTTGCATAACGTGCAATGTAAATTTCTTTCGTTATTGCATTTCCTGGAGCACCCTCAAACCCATCTATAACATTATTAAAAAATAGTACTTTACCCAATTTAAATGTTGATACACCTATTTGATGCGTGCTAAATATAGTGACAAATGAACAGAACATAATGTTCGAGTCATCTTCAGCATATAATACCATTGGATTAATTGTATCAGATGTCACTGTTTTAGTATCTTCTACCAATGTTACATTTTTCATTGTCGCAAATTGTGATATGTGAAAAATATGCTGTTTTTCAGCAGGATTTGTGTTTTTAAAAATGAATTCATCACACATTGACCCATCTAGGGTCATACCACCTTTTAATGATATAACACATCCACCACTACTGTTCGTCAATCCATAACCACGTATGGTATTTTCGTTTGTCAAAACACATTGTGTACCTACAGGATAGATAACGCTGTTGTTTTGCGCACTATCTATCGCCGCCTGTAATTTCAGTTCGTCGTGGTCGCCGTCACACACGACAAATATTTGGTTTTTTGTTTTCATCGACGCACCTGCTGCGGGGATTGGTGTATTGTCGTTTCCACCTACATATATTTCAGCCTCTGATTTGTCATCACTATATGCAATAGCTATTTCGCCTTCCGAAAGTGTTAATCTATTTATATTGCTTTTCAAACCGTGCTTTGCTATAAATCTTGTTGCCATTCTATCAATCCTCCTTTCCTTAATACGTTCCACAATCAATGACCGATGTTACTTGTGCAGACAGTTCAAGCGGGTTAAAATCACCGCAATCAAAACTGTTTTCGGGTTCACTGTCAAAGTTACCGCCGTCAAGCTCTGTTCCTAACTGTTCCATACCGAATACACCACCGTCGTATGATGTAATGCCGATTGCTGTGTACAGATTTTGAAGTTCGTTTGTATATGCATATACTATTTCTTCGACAAAAGCCTTAAAATCAATATAGTCAAAGTATTTATCAAGGTCTTTCACTTTGTCCCATATTGCTACTCTATCTTCTGTGATAGTATCAAGTACATTCTTGTTACTGTGCTTGTGAGCCAGTGTTTGCAGTGTATTCACCACATTTTCAAGCATTTCCCTTGCGTTTATTTCATCATCAAGTTTTGCGTTTGTATCGTCAATCTTGCCGTTTAACACGCTATCCATATCTTCAAGAGATTTTTGTATAATCTCAATTTCAGATTTGGTTATGTACTCTTTATCATTAACAAGTTGCGATACAAGTGTAGGAACGCTTAAAGCAAGCCTTAAACTCTCTCTTGAAATATCTTTTTTGAGTGATATTCCTGCTATTTGAGTTATTTTCAGAACGTATTTATTAAGCAAGTCAGGTGTTTCAGAGCCGAAGTCTGTCTTTTGATAACATACATTACCCTTCATTTAATCACCCCCATTAATTTAAACGCACCCTTACACATAGATTACAAGGCTTTGTGTCCTTGTTTTCAAACTTCAACGCCGATACAGTCTTATTTACAACATAGTTTTCTTTGACTTCCGACCATAGTTCAGTCTCGCGTGGTTTTCTTGACATAGTGGCATATAAAGCAACGTCGTCACCGTCACATTGCCACCCTATATCGTTCACACCTCTCTTATTTGCCGATACAACAGGCATTTTAAGATATATTATCTTTCCCGCTCCGACTGTATCTTCATATACATAATCGAAGCCGGTTGTCATTCGTTCGAATTCTTCCATTTCTTCTGCATTTGTTGGTTTGTTATACATTATTATTTATCCCCCTTTTGAACTCAACGTGCGCCATACCGCTTGCATAGTCGATAGTAAAGCTGTGCAGACTGTCCATAGGCAAATCAACAACTCCTCTGCCAATCGTACAATCTTCAGTTTCATATTCAATTTTTATATCTTTAAGATTTTGTTCTTCAACAATTATTCTCTTTACCTTTTGACATATCTCTATATCTATCGAGAATAACCAAGCTGTTGGTACTCTGTTTATAAACAACAGTGTTTCGTTTGGGTTTTTACACGTCACTGCGACGTTATCACCTATTCTAAATAACATATATTTTCCTCCTTAACTTGTACTTGTCGGTAAACCTATTACCGTACATTTCGAAAAATCCCAAGTGCCTTTGGGGTATGTCTTACTTCCAGTCGAACCTATAAAAGACGTTCCTACAGCTTTTATAGCAATACCAACACCCGTATCGTAAATCTGAAAAACTTCTTGTCCTTTGCCATTCGATACTCGCTTCAATGTCAAATCACCATAATTACCACTTGAATTACCAATAGTCACATACGCCCTTTTATCCTCATTATAAAATTTCGCTCCAACTATATCTGTACCTGTTATCGTTCCCTCTGTTATAAGGTCACCGCTCACCTTTACGCAACCGTTCAATATAAATCCGCCTGATATTTGAGTGAATGCAGAATTAATGCCGTTTTTTTCGTCATACTCTAACCAATCTTGTAAAATATCATTGAAATAATAATATTTGTTGTTATACTTGTAGAGTTTTTCTTTATCCAACGTTTTATCGCTTGCGGACGGTTTTTCTTTTACCGTAATAGCCTCTGATGTATTCATTTTTTCAAATGCAAGTGATTCAATCTTTTCTGCTGTTTGATTGAATTGTGTTTCCACACCTTTCTTTAGCTTTGAAACCCTTGTAGATATTCCGTCGGCAGTCATAGTGAACGTTGAAGATAATGTTTCTACTGAATTATCCGTGTATTCTTGACTTGATACTACTGACATTTCAATAGCTTGTGCCGTTTGCGATACGGTTGAATATTGATTTAGACTGTTTTCTAAGTCCTCATACGATACTTTGCTTTCTATCTTTTCAGCCGTTACACTGAATTGAGTATCATAGCCGTTTAATTTTTTTCGCAAAGTGGTTGCGAGGTTGCTTTCGTCTATGTTGTCTAAAGCGTCCTCTAATGTCCTTTTCAGCTTAACGTAATTGTCGTTTAATTCCGATACCGTTTCTCTAAGCTGTTTGTAATTCATATTGTTAATATCATCTTGATGATACAAATAACTCACCTCCTGGAGTAATACCGAGTTCCATTTCATAGAAACGTACATAGCCGTGTCCCTCAAAATGTAACTTGTAGCCATAATTAGCGGTCATTCGTGGTTTTAAGCGTATTGCTTGCATACCTTTCCGACCGTTACTGTCATATAGCAACTGCGATGTTTCAGGATTAAATTCTTCATTGTCGTACAGTGCATACACCTTGAAACGCCCCTCAATATACGCAAGCATTTGAAATTTTGCTATATGTTTGATATTTACTGTCTGATATGTGCTTGAAGATGATGATGTCAGTATGGTTGATAAGTCCGTTTCACAGCTCCAATCGTCCGTATATTTGTTCGTATCCATTTTGTATACAACACCGTCTTTGCATAACATATACATACCGTTTTTGTTATGTGCAAAGCCTAATACTTCACTATTAATCACTTGTTGCGACCATTGACCGACCATTGTGTCATACACAAACAGATACATTTCGCCTTGTCTGTCTGTACAATACAAGTAATAGTTTCTTCCGTCACTACCCGAAACGGCACTTTTGAACTCGTCAATTCCAAGATTATAGCCAATCTCACGCGGTTGTGAGCCTGTATACACCTTGATTTCATCATCTGACGCAAATATCAGTTTGCCGTTTACCTCTTGTATGCTCCTGTTGTCAATAGACCCCTCCGCATACACGTCAACCAATCTGAACGGATTTTTACTGTTGTATATTTCGTGCATAAAGTCACGTTTAAAGCAAACAACGTGGTTGTCATACACTGTTATACCTGTAAAGTTACCGCCTGCTTTTGTGTTGGTTTGTGAGGCACTGCTCCACGCATTGCTTTCGTTACTTTCAGCTACGGTGTCTAAGTTCCAATTCGTATAGTCGTTATAGCCTGAAACGTGTACTCTATCCTCATCAACTCCGAAAAGTCGTGATAAATGCACTACTGCATACTTTAGATTAGGGAACGACGGCGAAACAGTTATTCCAAACCCACTTTTTCCGTCACCTATATCGCTACAAAATTGATAGGTTTGATTATCGTATGTGTTAAGCCAATAGCAACTCTTATTGCTCCCCTCAGGCGGTGCATAGTTTTCGGTAAATTCATAATACTTTGATACTTTCTTGCCGTTTTCAAGATTTTTAATCAATTCGTATTTGTATTTATCGTCGCTATCCTTATCGGTGTTTTCGGTCCTTTTGTAATATGCTTTTGCCGTAACTTCTTTGTCGCTTATCTTTTCATAATAATCGGTTATATTCGTACCGTATGCAATATCAGTTACTTCCTCATACTCATACGGTATTATCGTACCGTTATCATCAGCTTTTCTTACGTATAGTTTGGTTTGAACCGTACCTGTACTATCAGAAACCTTTTCATAATAACTTGATATATTATCGCCTGTTTTCAGATTACGAACTTTCACATATGTATAAGGGAACGAAGTGCCTGTTCGCTCGTAAAATGTTACATTTGTATTTGTTCCCAATGGTGCAGGCTCTCTTTGATATAAGCCTTTGCCTTTTAACTTATCGCCTTGCTGTAACCAAGTGGCAACGGTGTATGTATACGGCGAGTATTCACCTTGCCTTTCGTAGTAATACACATCGCCACCGTCATATGTTGTTTCATTCGTATCTTCTATCGGCACATAACCGTCACGGAACACCTTATATTCCGTCTTTTTGTAACCGTCATTATACGTTTGTTTACTTGACTTTCTGTAACCGTCATTGTAATACTCGTCTTTCGTCTGCGTATATCCGTCGTTGTAGTATTTTTTTATTTCAACGTCCAAATTGCTTGTTTTAAAGTAGTTCACGCCACCTGTCAAAGTAAATCTGCCTATCGCCCCATTCCAAACATAGTAAGTTTTTTTGCCACTGCTTTCTTTTTGACAATACATAACATCAATATCGGCATTGCCGTCCTCAACTGCCTGTTTGTCAAATGTAGTAGGATCTTTGTCTGTATCTACAATCTTCATAAACATAGATACTTTGTCAGGAAACAGTATCAATTTCTTTACATATGTGCCGCCAAGTACATCAACGGCATTTTCATATACATTGAATTGCACCATACTACGCTGTATCGCGTCAGTTTCTTCTGTCACACCCTTTTTTATTAGACCTGTATATACTTTTGTGATTTGCCCTTTGCTGTTTTTCTTGTCGCTCAAAACAAGATAATCAAGTTTTAATTCGGTATCGTCACGATAGATAACAACAAGGAAATCATCAAAACTGAATAGCGATATAGGGTGTTTGTATTTAAGTCCCATATCGGACAATATGTCTGCCCTGCTTTGCGACGGTGTTAAATAAGGTGCCTCGGCTGTAGAAATGTTGCATTCCATAGACAAAGCACCTGTATCTATAACTTGCCGTCTGTTTAAACCGCTCCAATTCAGTTTGGAAAGGCTATATTGCTTTAGTGCCTGTGGTAATGGTACTTGTCCGAATTGTAATTCGTTTTGTTTCTTTGCCATATAACCTCTCCTTTACTGTCCAAATTGTTGGGCTTTATCAGATAGCCATTGTTTGAAATTTTCAAGTAAAATATTGTAATTGTTGAGCCAATTTGACGCAGGACCGTACTCATTTTCAAGTGAATACGCCTCGCCTCTCAACTTTGACTTTACCAATTCGATAAATTCTATCGGTATCATCACGTTACCGTCTTGTATCTCGTCATTTTCATTTACTTTTATCAATTTAGGCTTGATATGATAGATTAATTTAATAAAATTAGGTGTTTTTTGCATTTTAACAGCTAAATTATCACCTTTTTTATAAAAACAATCGGGAAATACGAAACCGCTCGTTATACTCGTCTTTATTAATTGTGTTGTATCTGCATACACCGCATATATATCTTCAAACCGTATCGGTGCTTCATTATCCGAAACATCAAGGTTTGCAAGCTGTATAACATCCTCTTGCGGTTCGGTAATTATCAAGTCGTTCTGTTCTTTTATAATCGCACTGTATAACAGCCATTGCAGGCTGTTCAGCCACGTTACATACGTCGAATTTGAGATAGGAAGTGCGACGTCCACTTCACTCTGTAATTCTGCTATTAACGCTTTTGCAGATATTCCACTGTCAAACACTTCTCTACCACCTCATTCGTCGTACACGTCTGTTATGTGCGTGATTTTTCCAATAATGCACATAGGCATTTCTTGATTTTCGTGTAAATTCTTGTTTGAATATACCTTGTTGGTCGTAACCGCAAAGGTATAAGATATTGTCCACGATTGCCGGAGTATAAAGCGGTAATACAACGTTTTCGTCCGATAAATCGTGTACCGGTGTAAAATGCACACCTTCTTTGAATAGTAAGTCGGGATATAATGCTTCAAGTTCTGCAACGGTGTCGTTAAAGAAATTAAAGAACCGTCGCTGTTCCAAAGGCACTTTAAGACTTACCTTTTCGTATATTTCTTTAAGTGTTACTTCTGCTTGTTCCAATTTATCACCGCATTTCAGAAAAAAATATTTCAGCAAGTACCTAAAATAACGGCAAAATAATGGCAAGGCAACATATAATCACCTTGCCGTTAGAATTAAATACAGTTGTAAATTCTGATTAGACCGCCCGGATTTGAGCAGATAAGGTCACCGTAGTTTGCAAGCAATGCTCTGTAAACTGATGAATTTTCCTTTAGGTTGAAAATACCACCGCCTTGTAGGTCAGCAAATTTCCATTCCTGTGTATGTAATTCAAGTGCTGATGTATCAACACCCCAAATTTCATCATCCGGCACGAACGTTTCGTTGACAACATCAACCTGTCTGTTGGCGAAATCAAACTGAATTGATTTGAAACCACCCTGTAAGGTGTTCTGTTCAACTCTGATATTGTTTACTCTTAGGTATTCTGCGTAGTGGTCGTACGCTTCGTCACCGCACAACAGCATATCAACCTTTGAGTTCTTGTCCTTTTCGGCACGTCTTAGAGCCTTTCTGATAATGTTGTCCTCAACATTATCATTTGCGTCAATAACAATAGGCTTGACAAACGGATTGTCTGCCTTGCTTACACCGTAAATTGTTGGAACTTCATCGTCGAAGATAGCACCAAGACCTGTGATTTCACGGTTAAATGAGTTCTGCACCGTCATAAAGCCGTCAACAAGTGCTGTTGTAGGTGCTTTGTCAAGGGTAATCTCATAGTTACCATTGCTGTTCTTTGTACGGTCAATTGCCATAATTCGTAACTGTTTAGCAACCACGTCGTTTGGCGTTGTAGCCGCAGTCGGATAAAAGTCTACAATCAAACCTTCCTTGACGTACTTAATGTCAGTCACTTCAACTTTTGTTGTCGGAGTTGTCTGTTTAACAACCTTTGTTAATGCACCTGTACCGTTGCCGAATAGTGAACGTCCGACGTTCCATTTTGCTGTTTCGTACGCCGCCTTAACTTCTGTGTCAAGTGCATTTGCCATAGAGCCGTTCTTGCCTGTAAGCTGTACAGCTTTGATTGACAATTCAACGTTTGAGTACATATCTTTTGCGTATGTTCTGAAACGTTTGAACATAACATTGCCCGCCTCAGGCGTTGCAAGTCCTTCTTCTCCGTAGCCAAAGCCACCCGATAGACCGATTGGAGCTGACGCAACAATCTCATTTGCTACCAATGGCTTTTTCTTGATTTTTGATAGTAGTGGTGTAGGCTCGATACCGAGTAGGTTATTCCATACCGGTAAGTAGTTAGATTTTAGAGCCTCTTCAATAGTTTTTAAGTTTTGTTCTCTTCCCATTTAAAAATTCTCCCTCTTTTGTAATGTGGGTACGTTATTTCCCTCTGAACATATCTTTTGTTCTTTTGGAGGCGTCGTCCCAAGTTGTTGGTTTTTCCTTTATTGTTAATGCCGCGTTTACAGCGCCGTTTGACGCTGACATTGCAGGCACTTGCTGACTTTGTTTAATGTCGTCCAATCTCTTTTTTTCAATCATTTGTTGAAATTCAGGATTGCTGTCGTAGTATTTCATTAATTCTTCTGCTGTTGGGTCTGACGGTGGCGGTGTATTCGCAGAATTTACGCCGTTTGCGATCATATACGCCGTCAAATACTTTTCGTCCATAGGTATGTCGTCGTTGGCTAACCACTTGTTATGCTCAATGATGTAATCTAACTGCGGCAACATATCGTTAATACCTTTCAGTTCATCAACGCCGCTGAACGCCTCAAGCATTTCCCTTTTTTCTTTCTCACGCATACCGTCCTTTGCGTATTGCAAGGCAGGTTCAACGTCTTTTAGCACTTGCTGTGTGACGTATTTTTGCATTGCATTTGCATAGTCCTGTTGCATTTGCTGAACAGTTTCATCGTCCTCGAACGCTAAACGGTTTACATCCAACATCGGCATTTGCATTTCGTTCTCTATAATCGCTTGCTCACGTTGCTGTGATTGCTGTGTTATAGTCTGTTGCAATTCGTTATTTGTCTGTCTTAGCTGTTCGTTTTCTGACATTATGCGTTGATAATCTTGTTCACGTTGTGCCGCCGCTTGCGCCGCCGCCTGTGCTACATTTGCCGCCTCGTCAACCGCATTATTATCCTGTGTCGGTTGTTCTTGTGCTTGTGGTTCTTGCTCTTGTCCCTCTTGTTGTGGTTCTTGCTCTTGTCCCTCTTGTTGTGGTTCTTGCTCTTGTCCCTCTTGTTGTGGTTCTTGTGGGGTATCTTGGGGGGTGCTTTCTTCTCCCAATACCTCTTGACCGTCAAACATATCTTCGGTCGCTCGTCTTGCGTCGTAGAAATTATCCATTATGTATAGTCCTCCTATCTTTGTCCTTGTTGTGCCAACATAGCAATTACATTCTGCTGTTGGTCTTGTGTCTGTGCCTGTTTATGTAGTCTGATATGGTCCTCTAATGCTTTTGCATACTCAGGCTTTTTCAGTTTTAACAGCTGAAAATCCAACTGCAAGATATACCGTAGGTGTTCGTCTATGTGTATATCGTGGTCGTCAAACTCTGATACTCTTGGTACCGCACCTTGCTCAAAGAATACATTTTCACGTTGTGCCGCCTGTATTTGCAGTGCATTGATGTTCATTATTTCGGTGTAATTTCCTACTTTCATAAACTCCAGTGCCCTCTGCTTTACACGCTCCGGTATCTGACCGTTTGCGTCAGTGAACAGTCCCATTTTGTATGCGTCAAAGAAACGCTCCTTTTGCACTTCTTCTGACATCAGTAGTTCGTTTTCAGTGACGTATTCAACGTCATAGCTGTTAATATCGTCGCTATTCCATATGATTGCATTACCGATACGGTTTTTGCCTGTACAGTTCAGTACACGTCGTGTATTCGCGTATTTTTTATAGATTTCAAGCCACATTACCGCTAAATTTTTGATACTGTTTCGGATATGGTCGCCTGTCAGTGATAGACGTGTATTGTCTATGTCAACAAGGTTCTGTATAGCTGTACCTGACGTTACGCCCGCAGGCGTTGCACCGTTCATCATCAGCTGTGATACACCTGCTACATATTCCATATCATTTTTCAGATTGTAGCGTTCCGTCATTATTTCTGACGGTAAATTGCCATTCGGAATAGGTGTAGGTGCATTTGTTCCCTGTCTGTACACTAACATTGCACCAGGTGCCGCACCGTTCTGTTCAAATTCTTCAATGTCGATACTGCCCTCTTCGGCATAGAAACCCTGTATTGCAATGCGTTTGATGTATTCGTGTATACGGTTTAGACAACCGTTATACGCACGCTGACGTGGTATCAAATCTTCGATTACTGACCTACCGAAAAATTGTCCTGCCGTTTCACGACACATCATTTGCGTTAGCGGTATGCGTGAATACGGTAGCGGACCGTAGTAAACCAAATGTTCGTCACCGACAATGATTATCATTCTTCCGTCCGGTCTGTGTTTGGTCGGACGTTCAAAATACGTAATCACTTTTGCGGCGTTATCTACCGAACGTGTACCTAATGTTGTGACGGTATTCTCGTAACCGAAACCGCCTCCGGCAACAACGGGCGTCAATTCAAACGTTTCAACCGTTGCACCCTCAACTTTGATACCGTATAGGTCGTATATTTCCTCTTTGGTCTTTACTTGCTCCAAAATAATTGAACGTTGTGCCTCTATTCCCTCTTTGAATATGCTTTCTGGGAATACTTCGTACGGTGTTATCAATCCGTACTCCAAATCGCCTTGATAGAACGCTTGCTCAAACTTTCTCTCATTGCCCTCTTCATCAACAGTAACGACTTTTTCGGTGGCGTATTTCTCGCCCTTGTCCTTATCCCACCACGATAACCAAAAACAGTTACCGCACAATTCATTCCACTGTATTGCGGTATTTTTCTTGGTGTCAAAATCGCTTGAAGTCTGCAAATACTGCAATATCGTAGTTGATGTTTCAGCCTTTGCGTAGTCCTCTAACTCGTTCGTTCGTGGATTTACTTTCATTCGATAGTTAATCTTTTTCAGATTGGCAATTCGCGTATCTATTAACGGTGCAATCTGATTAAACGTTTCACGTTCCAACCAATCGTATACAGGCTCCAACTGTTCGATTTCGCGACTGTATGGGTTAAAATCGCAATACTGATTACCGACTAAAAAATTAGCGTTTAAATGCCATTGCGTTTCCAATGCTGAACGTGCTGAACGGCGTTTCTCTAATTCTTCGTGAATATTTGCGATAATATCTTCCTTGTACAGCTGATTTCCATCGTCGTCGGTGTCAATTACTCTGTCAACTTCTTCATCGTCTGCACTTTCACTGTTAGGTGGTGAAAACATACTCTTAACGCTCGCCTTTATGCCCTGCAATACAGGTGAATATCTTAAATTCATTATTCATCACCCACCTTTGCGTCGTTCTTACGCCACCTATTCAAAACGGCTTTATGCCTGCTGATAGGTTGCTTTGGCTCATCGGCTTTGATGTTGTTGTATTCGGTCATATTTCTGCACATCAACCTGTTATACAGGTCTTTGCGTTCGATATGTTGTACTATCGTCATTCCTACTATGGTTAATGTTTGAATAGCTGTAACGCATAGCAGAAACCCTGTTACATTCATAGCCACTCCCCCTTAACTAACTTGCAAAATACTCTCAATCAATGTTTCTTTGTCGGCGTTTGCGTTGATACCCATTTCTTTGGCGATTTTCTTTAAATCGTTGTATTTAACATTGTCCAAATACTCCTTTGTGTACGGAATAGGGTATTCTTCTGCGTTGTTATCCTCTGTTTCAACTGTTTCTTCCGCGTTTTTAACTGTTTTCTCTATTCCGCCGTGGAAAAATAGCGGTGGCGGTGGTACTGATACCGTCTTTTTTTCTACTGACGGGTCGTATTCCGCAACAGCTTTAATTGCTTTTTTCAAACATTCTTCACAGATAATGACACTGTTACCGAATTCGTTTGTATTTGTCAGTGAATATGTATCGGTATTTTTGCACCCTCTGACTTCGCATTTTTTCTTTATCTTCTTGATTTTCATTAGAAATAGCTCCTCCTTTTTTCTAATCTGCCTTTTAATGCTTTCTCTCTGTACTTCTGTATCGCCGTCTTTTCCTCTTTCGGAGGCTTTGACGGTGATGTAAATTGCAACACGAAATATCGCAATGCGTCAGGTAAATGTGTTATATCGTGTGGTTCTGTCGCACAATCCGTTGGATGTTTCGTATCGCGTTGTAACGATGTTAAACAGTCGATTAATTCAATGCAATTATCAAATATCATCAATCGGCTACTGCCGTTTTTGACCTGTAATAAATCTTTGACCGCCAACCAACCTGCTTCACGGTTATTTGAACTTTTCAGCAGTGGTAAACCGCCCTCACGGAACAAATCCGCTTTGGTCTTACCGCTTTCTTGTGTTCTACCCCACATATCAGGCGGAGCGGCGGTATATTCTATTCGTTCGTCAATCGGTGTCAGATTGACTATTTCCTCCGCACCGACTGAAATAACTTTGTTGCTTTCGGCATACTCACGGTAAACGTAGTAGTTACCGCGTTCATCAATAGCCACCCATACACACGCTAAACAGTCTAAACCGTAGTCCATTCCGCGATATTTACGCCAATGTTCAGGAATTTGAAACGGTTTAACAATATGTATTGACCTGTCAAATTCATCAAAATAGCGCCCTTCAAGCAAATCCCAACTACCGTCACGCCACGCCTCACGCAGTCCGTCGGGCAGATTATTTAACATATCCACATAGCCTGTATCTGTTTCTAATAGCACCGCATTATCAAACACTGTCGCAGGAATAAACATATAGTCGTTAGGATTTTCTGCATTCCTGTATTTTCGTGATACAAACAGACGTTTTACCCATTCGTGACCGACACCGCCGGGGTTACACGTCAGATACATGCGTTTAGGAAACGAATTAGCACCTCTGATACACGCTGTCAGTGTTGAATATTGATATTCAGTGAATTGCGTAGCCTCGTCCATAAAAATGACATCGTATTCGATACCCTGATATTGATTGACGTCACTCTCACTGTCGCAATATCCCATTTCCAACAGCGAACCGTTATTGAAATAGAAACACTTTTCCTGTTTGCTATATCTCGCTATACCTTTCAATAGCGGCTCTAACTCGCGAACGTGATTACGCTCCAAGTCCCTGTATGTCCGTCGCAGAAACAACATTTTGATACCTGCATATCTGATAGCCAATAACACTGCCTTCATTCTGACCGCCCACGACTTGCCCCCGCCTCTCGCTCCGCCGTACATAATCATTCTGTTATGTGCGGTGAAAAACTGTTCCTGTTTCGGATTTGTGCGTGATAGGTCTAATTTCAGACTATTCTGCATATTTCATCACGTCCTGTGGCATTTTAATTTCAATAGTCGTGTTCTCGGTTGATTGACCTTGTGCCAATGCACGCTTATCATACAGAGTGCCGACTGCTGTGCTGATTTCGCTTAACTTGTGCAGTTCCAAAGCCTTTATTTTAGATATCAAGGCTTTTTTCTGCGGCACTGTCATATCTTCGTCGTTGGATACTTCATCTAATAGTCCCTCCAATTCTTGTTGGTACTTCAATGCCGTTTCCATACGCCTGTTAATCAGTTCCGCGCCGTTTTCAATAGCCTTACTCGCCGTTTCAATGAAACCCTCGCGGACTTCTCGCCGTTTTTCTGCATATTCGTCCATATCAGGCGGATGTCGTCGCCACCACGATTTTAACGTGTTTACGGGAATACCCATTTTGCGTGATACTAATTCCCAATTTCCCAATACCGTGTATTCCGCAAATGCTCGCTCGCGGTCGGCGTCTGTATATGTTCTCTGTTTCGCTATGGCTGACACCCCCTTTCATCAATTTAATATTTCCGTCCCCACCGACAATCAGTGAAATATTAACCCACCGTCATCACGACGGTTCTACCTACTATATGTAGTAAATCAAATCTATCCCCCGCACTATTTTCCAATTTTAATATTTTTGCATTTTGTATATATTGCATAAATTATCATAGGAATATATGTACACTTTTCATAAACATATTTAACTTTAGCATAAAAGTATTGACTTTGGCATAAAAGTTTGCTATAATATAGTCAGAAAATAACAAAAGAGGTCAGCTGAAAGGCAAGAGAAAGGAAGATTAAAATGAAAGAGTATTTAGTTTGTAACATAGACGGAAGAGGTCAACTAAGAAAGGCAAGAAGATTGACTGATGAAGAGAAAAAGCAATATGTAAAAGAATTTAGAGATAGAGCTTTTATAGGTATCAGAGGTGAGAGTATAGATTTAAAATATCTTATGTTCGATGAAATTCTTGGGTTTTTAAACAGAGAATCGGACGGACAATTTACCGGTTCATCAGGAAATGTTTATATCATAAATCAAGACGAATGGGACGAATTAGTCCAAATGAATAGTGAAAAAGAAAAAATAGCAAAAAGAAAAGAAATTGAAGAAAATATTGTTTCTTGGGAGCAAATAGTTCAAAGATGTGAGGCTATAAAAGCTGCAGGAAATTTGTATAGCACAAAAGAAGAAGCACAAAAAGCAAAGAAAAAATACAACGATTTCTATAACGAAGGTGAAGACGGCTATGTTCCTCATTTTTGGACAGCAGAAGAATATGAGGATGCAAAAGCAAAATTGAAAGAATTACAGAATGAATTAAGAAATATCAATTAAAAGTGCAATTCCGACGCATTTCGGTGCGTTGGGTGCAACGGCAAAAAAGAAAGGAAGATTGAAATGAAAGAATTAGTAAACATAATAGAGGACGAATTTGGAGTTCTTTTTACGAAGTATGAATTAAGTGTCGCAGGTAAAAAGCTTGTAGAAAAAGTTGAAAAAGAAACAGATTACCACTTCGATAAAGTGGTAAAAGGTACAATCAGATTCATTCCAAATGAACCTGAGGACGACACAAGCCGTTGGATAAAAGTATCCAACGACGGGTTTGTTACAGCCTACCGATGTGGTATCGGTAAAGGTTGTTTCGCTGTCAGAAGTTGGACAGCGAAAAACGTTCAAGATTGGTTGGACGGTAATACGGAAGCCTGTTATGATAGAGCGGTGTGGCTATGATAAAAAAATGTATAATCTGCGGTGGCGAATTTAAAACGTCACCGTCAGCTAAAAAAGTAACCTGTTCAAACGAATGTAGACACAAATACGCAGTTATTCGTTCAACAGGAAGAAAGAAATCAGTCGAAGAAAAGAAAAAAATTTCTGATGCACACAAAGGCAAAGACACATACCAAATCCGGATGTTAGCAATAGAGGCGTCTAAGGCAAGTCCTAAATCGGGCAAATTTGAAACAAATGTCAACGCAATAGATTGGCATATTGTTTCACCTGAAAATGTACATTACCGTTTTCATTCGTTGAATAACTGGTTGCGGTTACACGGCGAAGAACATTTCGGTTGCAAACCTGATACACAGCAGTTTTACAATGTAGTGTCAGGAATGTCCCAAGTGCGAGCTACTATGTTAGGGAAAAGAGCATATCCTGCGACCTACAAAGGTTGGAGGGTTATCATAGATAATTAAAGGAGGAATTTAAAATGCAAAAAATCATCAGAGGAAAAAAATATAATACAGACACTGCAAAGGAGGTTTGTTGCTATTCAAACAACTTACCTTTCGGCGACTTTGATTGGGTACAAGAAACTCTGTATGTAAAACGTACAGGTGAGTATTTCTTGCACGGTAAAGGCGGAGCAAGAAGTAAATACGCTGTACCGGACGGCGATTTTATGGGGGGCGGAAGTGAAATTATCCCCCTATCCGAAAAAGAGGCTCAAGCTTTCGTCGAAGAAAACGGCGATACGGAAACCTATGAAAAGTTTTTCGGTGAAGCTTCTGAAGGAGAAACACGAACAACTATTATCCTATCCGAAACAGCTAAGAAAAAGCTACAACGTCTTGCCCTCGAAAAGCGTGTATCTATCAGTCAAATCGTGGAAAGACTGATTGAAAACGCATAACAAAAAAAGACGGTTGCCGTTTGGTAACCGTCTTTTTTGGGAATAAATGAAAAAATATAATATCTCTCAAGTGAGCATATATATTATATCACATTTTCTACCGCAAGTCAAAGTGAGTTAAGTTATACCGAAACCGTTTATAGAATTCGCGTTTTAGATTAAATAATCGTTTCGGGTGCAATCCGTATTGCATTTGTATGTAGACGTGATTGACGGAGCTGTCGGTCAGAAATTTATATAGTGCCTGATAGTCCTCTCCTGCGACCTCAAGACACATATTCAGCACTGCCTTATCTTGCTCCGGCAGTCGTCTTGCGTTCACGCACAGAAAATATATCAATCCCTGCGTATTGTAGTTTATTCCTAACCTATCTAATGTTCTTGAAAATCTAAACTCCGTCAATCTCCTGTCCTCCTATTTGCTATACGTTATCTTTCCGTCGTAATAGAATGTCATACCGCATTCTTTTCTTACGACCTCTTTAACCTCTTTC